GAACGGGCGCAATCTTTTCAATGAACGACAAAGTATGGACGCTTCAACTTGGGCGCTCATTTACCAGCAACAAGACATCTCTGATGATGCAGTTTTTGATCCTGTGTGCGTTCGCGGCTCTATTGATGGTATGCGTAAGAGTGGTCGCCTTACCCCAGGTCATCCTGGTCACCCAAAAGATTTAAACGGCTTTTCTATAATCTGTGGTCTAGATCCAGCTATGGTTGGAGATACTGCAGCTATCTGCTATGCGATAGATCGTATTAACCACAAGCGTTATATAGTAGATGCTATAAAGATTACTAGACCTACTCCAGCACAGATCAGAGATCTGATATTTAACTGGACATCTATCTACGGTCCTAGTGAATGGATTGTAGAGCGAAATGCTTTCCAATCTTTCTTAACCCAAGATGAAGGTATTAGAGCACACCTTGCAACTCGTGGTGTTATATTACGAGAGCATCACACTGGTAATAACAAATGGGATGCAGGCTTCGGTGTAGCCTCTATGTCTACCTTATTTGGAAGTAAGCAACAAGATGGTAAACACCATAGAGATAATCTAATACATCTTCCAAGTGATCAAACTGAAAATGTTAAATCATTAATAGAACAGTTAATTACTTGGTCACCCACTACCAAAGGCAAGACCGATATGGTTATGGCTTTATGGTTCTGTGAAATCCGAGCAAGAGAGATGCTCAACCAAGGTATACACGCTAAGCATCATATGAGTAACCCATTCCTATCAAGTTCTGAAAAGCGCAAGCGAATGGTTATAAACATAGATGAGATGCTTAACGAAAAGCAACGTACCTTTATTTAAGGAGAACAATTGTTAACAGTTAAAGAGGTCTACGCAAAAGCGCAAAGGCTGCAGACTAAGTACGCTGCCCGCGATCAACGTATGCGAGATGTACTCTCAGTTCGTCAAGGTGATATCTCTAAGGTATATCCTTCTATGTTCTCAGAGGATTATCCAAAACCTTTAGTTGCAAACTTTATTGATGTAGCAGCAAGAGACCTAGCAGAAGCAATGGCACCTATGCCATCATTTAACTGCTCAGCTACCAATATGGTTTCAGATGCTCAGCGTAAATCTGCTGACATCAGAACTCGTATTGCTAACTACTATGTAGCCTCTTCAGATCTACCATTACAAATGTACTCAGGAGCTGACTGGTTCAACACCTATGGTATGTTACCTGCTCTAGTTGAGATGGATTATGAAGGTAACAATCCCCGCATCCGACTACTTAATCCTTTCGGTGTCTATCCAGAGATTGACCGTTTCGGTCGTACTACATCCTTAACACAGGTTGTTGTATCAGATGCTGAATCATTAGCAGCACAGTTTCCTGAGTACGCTAGTCAAATCCTAAATGTTCGTAGCGTTTATCAATCAGCATCACCTTATCTATCAGTTATGCGTTACCACGATAAGGATCAAGATTTACTATTTATCCCAGAGCGCAACAACTTAATTTTATCTAACACACCAAACCCAATTGGTAAGTGTTTAGCAAGAGTCGCAGTTCGCTCATCATTAGATGGCGAAGCTCGCGGACAATTTGATGATGTACTATCAGTACAACTTGCTCGTGCAAGATTTGCTATCTTACAGATTCAAGCAGCAGAAAAATCTATCCAAGCACCTATTGCTATCCCACAGGACGTACAAGAGTTAGCACTTGGTCCAGATTCAATTATGCGTTCTGCTAACCCACAAGGTATTCGTAGAGTTCCACTAGAACTACCAGCAGGAGTCTTTACAGAGTCTGGTGTATTAGAAAGAGAACTTCGTCTAGGTGCTAGATATCCTGAATCTCGTTCAGGTCAGATAGATGCTTCTATTATTACTGGTCGTGGAGTTCAAGCATTACAAGCAGGCTTTGATACACAGATCAAAGCAGCACAAGCACAGTTTGCTAAGTTGTTCCAAGATGTAATCGGTCTATGCTTTGAAGTAGATGAGAAGATCTTTGGATCTATTACTAAGTCTATTAAGGGAACCGATGACGGTACACCTTACACAATGAAGTACACACCATCTCGTGACATTAAAGGCGAGTATGGCGTAGATGTTCGTTACGGAATTATGTCTGGAATGGATCCTAACCGAGCCATTATCGCATTATTACAAATGCGTTCAGATAAGTTAGTTAGCCGCGACTATGTTCGCAGAGAGATACCACTAGATCTAAATGTTACGCAAGAAGAACAGAGGGTTGACATTGAAGAGATGCGCGATTCTCTTAGGGTTGCTGTTGCTCAGTATGCACAAGCTATACCCGCACTTGCTTCCCAAGGTCAAGACCCAACTCAAATTATTTCTAGAATCGCAGAAGTAATCCAGGGTCGTCAAAAAGGACAATCTCTAGAAGCAGTAATTGAAAAAGCATTTGCACCAGAACCAGTTGCTCCAGTAGAGCAACCACTACCTGGCGCAACACAAATTCCAGTAGCAGGTGCGGCCCCCGCCCCTGCCTCGCAGCCAACTCAAGAACAACAAGTCGGTGCGGCCCCTGTTACTGGACAATCTCAACCAGATATAGGTCAACTACTCGCCGCCATTGGCGGAGCGTAAGGAGGTGGAAAATGAATAAGGGATCAAGAGCAGCAGCACCAACCGCAAAGCCAACTGAGGGCAAGAATAAGCCAGCAGGAAAAGAAGGCGGAAAAGTGTTCTTCGGATATGCAGCACCAGGCCGTAAAGGTAAGTCAGTAAAGAAGTAAATAATTTAGAAAGGAGCTGGGCGTTATGGATGATGATCTACAGCGCCCAGTTCGTTCATCAGATTTTTTAGTAGTAGTAACAGGATTTGCATTAAATTTAATTAGCGCATTTGAAGCGCTTGCAGAAGATCTGCACAATATGAGTATTTATAATTCGCAACAAAAAAGCCAAGAAGCAAAAGTCTGGCAACAGTTCGCACAAGATTTAGAAACTATTAAGGAGAACAAAGATGGCTAGAGGCCCATTAGCAGGAGCATCAGGTCCTGGTAAGTTCTCAAAGAGAACTGATATGGATCTAGGATCTATAGAGTACGGTGAAGGACAAGAGACTGCTATGTTAAATACAGCAGCACCTAAGTCTAAGACTCGCGGTATTGCAGATAATGTTGGTGGTAGACCAAAATCAGCTAGCGTTGAGACCGTAACTCCATTGTTCGCTCCATCGCAAAAACCAAGTGAAGCAGTTACAGCAGGTATTGATATTGGAGCCGATGTTGGCTCATCAGCCCTATTAATGCAATCTCAATTTGCTAACAATAAAGTTTCATCAGCCTTAGAGCAAATGCTTCCCTACGATCAAACTGGAGAAATAGCAATTCTTTATCAGCAAGCACTTGCACGAGGTATGTAGTGGCAAACCCAAATATTGATGCTGCTGCTTTACAAGCAGGTTTACAGGGTAAGCAGAAGGAACAAGTCCAAGGTTTATCTAAGTTACTAGATTCTCATAGGGCACTCCTTGCGTTGCCAGAAAATCAAGCAAAAGCATCTTTTGAATCTTTACCAGAAGAACAACAAAAAGCACATATAGCATTTTTTGGAGATAACAAGGCTAGTGAAAAACCATCTGGTTTTATAGGTAGCGCTAGACACTATCTTGGTATAGGTGTTAAAGAAACTATTGGTAGAGTATTTAGTGGTCTAAATGAAGTATCAGATTTCTCTACTCGTTTAGCTCGTACAGGATTAGTTGCCTTAGATCAGAATGTAGATTTATCTACTGCTTTTAAAATAGCAAATGATAAGGGTGACAAAGTATTTAGCCCAGATCGTATTGCTGCTGCAACTAAAATATACGATGAAGACACAATGTCAGTAGCAATGAAAGTTGCTAGTGGTATGACATTAAGTGAGATTCAAGCAACTGGATCTGATGCTGAAAAATTAATTGCATCTACTGCTGCTCAAAAGAAAGATAAAGATAAATACTTTATGGGTGCATTGGATGCAGCCCAAAGAGCAAAGTACTCTCCTGGTAGAGCAGTTGCAAATTTAATACTTCCAGAATTTTTAGAAAAAACATTTTTATATAAAGGTATCTCTGGCGTAGTTGATGCTGGATATCGCGTATTTGCAGACCCATTCTTAATATTGGGTAAGGCTAAAAAGGCTTATGATGCAGGTGACTTTTTACTTTACAATATTTTAGGTAAAGAGAAATTTACCTATGGTAGAAACTTAATGGCTACTGCAGGAAATGTAGAGCAAGTAGATAGAGTATTTAGCAACCCTGCAACTAGAAATTTATTTGATAGATATGGTGCTGCTCTAGATAAACTAGATACAGCTCGTAAGTCCCAGAATAAAATTGCTGGCGCTGAAGCATATCAAGAGGCTAGAAGATTAATTCCAGAATTTGGTTCTGCTGGAATAGATCAACTTATTGTGGCTGGAGTAAAAGATGCAGACAGTGCTGCTAACTTCTTAAAAAATCACGCTGATATAAAGTCTATCCTATCTGGCCAAGCTGCTCGCAGAACTCCACTAGTACCTACTTTAAATGCTGCTCGTAGAACAAGAGTTGCAGTTCTTACTGGAGCAAACAAAGTATTTAATATAGATAAGCCAGGACAAAACATTGCAAATGTTATTTATGGCGATGGTGGTACAGAAGACGTAATTACAGCATTGACAGAAAAGTCAGCAGAGATTGCAAAACTTGAATCTGCTGTAGGTCGTAAAACTGGCAAAATAAAAGATGGATCTATTCGCCTAAGCCCTAATCAAATTAGGGGTCGTATTGATAGATTCGCTCGTAAGTTTACAACAATCCCATATTTTAAAAATGGTTTCTTTGATGTCACTGATGCCGATGCTCCTGAAAAAATATATCAATTAGCAGCATTAACTAATACTCGTTACCATTCAAGAATTATTCAAGAAGCCTTTACCTCTGGTAACGAAGGACAAAGAAAACAAATATTTACTGGTCTATGGAATACCATAGCTGAAACCCGTCAAGTAACTAAAACTATTGAGGGTAAGAACTGGGTAGATCAATTTAGTGGAACAGCATTAGACTATCGCTATGCTGCTACTACTCTGGTAGATAAGTTAGGTCCAGATGGAAAACCAGTAGTTGATGAACTAGGTAATATTGTAAGAGAGATTTTTGATCCAGCAAATTTTAATGGACAACAACTAGCTCTTCACGGTTATCAATTATCTACTGCAATAGCGGTTCCTTCTATTATAGATCTAGATCGTTTATCTGCCCGCTCTGGATTAATAAATCGTATGCTTGGTATATCACATAAAAAATGGGCAGATGATATGACCTCTGTATGGGTTGTAGGTACTCTTGCTGGTCCTAAGTTTCCAGTGCGTAACGCTACAGAAGACTTAATGATGAATATTGCTATAGGTCAATCTCCTTGGGGTATTACAAAAGGTCGCTTTCTTTCAACCAAACTACGTCAAGTTAAAGAAGCAGAAGCTGGTTTAACTACAGAGCAGAAAAAACTAGGTCAGGAAATAGCAGATCTAGTATCTCAAACAGATGAACTTGCAAAAAACCCTGCCAAGGCAGCACAAGTTAAAATTAACCAAGATCTTATCAAAACTAAAACTGAGGATCTTCGCGGTCTTGAAGGTAAGAAAATTAAATTTTATGAATCTAACCTTGGTTTTATAAATCGTTTAGTTGGTCGTAATCAGGTAAAAGAATTTCAAGTTCGTCTAGCTGCTGCAGGTGATGACATAAATAAAGTCAGAGCAATAACAGCAGAAGCTATTATGACTGGAAAACTATCATCTCGCGCCTTGACTAAAAGAGATAAACAATATCTAGGAGAGTTCGCTAAATACGGTAGAACCCAAGATATGCTTGATGAAGTTGTAGAAGGCGGAAAGAATACCCTTCGCGGTGGTAGTTATTCTATTCAAGCTAGTAACGATACCAAGCGGTACGGTACTCTACGAGCAATAGAATATGACGGCGTAAAACTTAAGCAATCTGGTAGTACATTTACAGATATAGATCCTGTTGCTAATGATCAGTCAAGATTATCTTGGCTTGTAAAGATTGCACTTCATACTAACGATGAAATTGATAGCGTTCTTATAAACAATCTTGACAATAAAGAACTGGCTATAAATAATCTTGTAAAGTATTTAGATGATAATCCTGAGTTAAAGAATCGTTTTCAGTCAATATCATCTGGTATGGCAACAACCTATCAACACGCTGAACGCGTATACCTAGATGTATTAAATACGTTTTCTAAAGCCGATGGAACTTTAAATAAAGATCTTTGGAACAAAGTTCGCAAAGTAAAAGAAGATGGAACTATATCTCTATCTAGTAGAAATCTATCAATAGATGATCTTCCGTTAAAATCACAAAAAGAATTACATCCAAGATGGATTTCTGGTCCAACTTTAGTCCCAGTTTCTGAAGGCAAGAATATGTCTGCATCTATCATTGATAGACTTTGGGATTATATGGGCGAAGCAAATGCCAGATTCTCAAGAGAAGGCATTGTTTTAGATGCTATGCTAGATGTTCGTTCCCAAATGGATGAAACTGGTTTTGCAGAGAGAATAGTAAAGCAGTTAACTGCAGGCAAAACTGGAGATGATCTAGCAAAAGCTGAAGCAAAAGCATTTGAGCATATAACTTCACTTGCAGAAGATATGGCAAAGAACAGAGTTTTGTCTTATGTAGATAATCCTGCAGTTCGTAGCCAACTTGCTATGTCTGCCCGTAACTTTGCTAGATTTTATAGAGCAACTGAAGACTTCTATCGCCGTATTAGTCGTACAGTTAAGTATAATCCAGAGTCTATAGTAAGAGCATCTTTAGTTTATGAAGGTGTAGCCCATTCTGGGTTTGTACAAACAGACGAAAATGGCGATCAATACTTTTTCTATCCTGGTTTAACACCAGTATACCAAGTAATGAATAAAGTAGGTAAGTTATTTGGCGTAAAAGATGGATTCCAAACAGCTATGCCAATTGAATTTGGCGCTAAACTTAAGATGATTACACCATCTTTGAATCCAGATTCACTGTTCCCTACATTTGCTGGTCCATTAGCAGCAGTTCCGCTAAAAATGGTAGG